CTTTCTTCTGGTGCTGGTGGAACAATAGCGACAGCGCCTACTTCAAGTGTTTTTCCTACTTACTTTATTGGCGGAAACAATAATCGACCCAGCGATAATCTCGTTTTCTACTGCTTCGCCCCAGTAGACGGGTACTCTAGTTTCGGCAGCTACACCGGCAACAGCAGTGCGGATGGTCCGTTTGTGTATACCGGATTTAGGCCGAGGTGGATCATGGTAAAGAATGCTGGCGCAACTACCGATTGGGTCGTCGTGGATACTGCCCGCGAGACTTATAACGTCGTGGATGAATTTCTTCGTCCTAACTCAAGCGCGGCAGAAGGGACACGAGCAAACCTTGCCCTCGACATTCTTTCTAATGGCTTCAAGCATCGAGGACTTGATAATTTTTTAAACGGCTCCAATACGCACGTCTACGCAGCATTTGCTGAGCATCCCTTCAAAACCGCCCGTGCGCGGTAAAGTTATCAATTACTAACTAGACTTAAAGCAAGCCGCACCATTGTTTATGGTCGACTTCGAAAACGATTTAGTATTCAATCTTCAATGTTTACAGAAGAGATCTGCTAGAAAACGTTTTCGAAGAAGTATTTTGGACGAGTGGCCTTCATGTGCTTACTGCGGTAGACCCAATCCGACTACTTTGGATCATGTGACACCAAGAGCTAAAGGCGGAAAAACTAAGAAAAATAATCTAATTGGCGCTTGCGGTGCTTGCAATCTTGAAAAAAGTGACCTTGAGTGGTTTGTTTGGTACCGAGGCCAGATTTTTTGGACACCAGAAAGAGAGGATAAAATTCTTAGCTGGATTAATCAGCTAGAAGAACTTAACCCTCCCTGTCCTGTATGGACTAATTGGATGGAACCTACAGCGTTGCTGCTTCCAGAAGCCGTCTGATTAGTCCTTAGCGATCTTGGTGACAATGCCAGCAATTTTTTCAATAATTTTATAAATTTTGCCGTAAAACTCGTCGTCTTTCGGCGTGGGCGTGACGTTGACAACTGCAAGTGCAAGGATGTGAAGAGCACCAGCAATACCTACAATTTCACCCCAGTTGGATAGTAAAAAGTCCACTCTCTTTTAGAGCGTATTACACTTTAAGTATAGCTAATAATGTCAGATGCCTGCCATTCTTGAGGATGCTGTAAAGAGCATCATGAGAAAAAACCCAGATATTAATAAAGGAGCAGCGTATGCTATCGCTACTGATTCCCTTCAAAAATCTGGTGATTTAAAAGAAGGTACTAACAAAGCTACAGAAAAAGGAAAACGACGTGGTGAGATGTCGAAACAAAGTCGAGCAAAGACACGCGCAAAAAAATATAAAATTGAACGCGAGATGAATAAGAAAGATAAACGTAATACTTCAAGTAGAGACTAACAAATTCAAAAATAAGGTAAAAACGGCTAAACTACATAAAAAGCTCGAGTCCGGTTGTCATGATGCCTTCTAACGACCCTGGATCCTTTTCAGCTCCTTCCGAAAAGAGGGAAGATAGTAATATGACACGTCAGAAAGGTAAAAATCTTTTATCTCGCAAGCTTGCTGAAATGAAAGAGGAAGAAAATCGTGGCTGAAACAGCTAAAAAACGAGACCCTGCTAAATGGGCTAGAGCGAAGGCTAAAGCTCGTAAAAAAATGGGTGGACACTCTGCACGGGCTATGCAGTTAGCCGTCAAATATTACAAAGACGCAGGAGGCACGTACGAAGGTAAAAAATCTTCTAAAAATAAACTCTCTAAATGGAGCAAAGAAGACTGGCAGACTCGTGAAGAGTACGAGAAAAAAGATAAAAAATAAAATACTATGAAAGACTCTCCTAATACAGATGTAGACCTTAGAGGAAAAATACTCTTAGGAAAGAAAGTAACCGAGGTGTCCCCTAAGTGTCCTTTAGCGACAGTAGATATAGAGGAAAATATTAAAAACAGAGACTGGACTATTAAGAAATTTGGATATGGTCCCTTGAATCCAGATTCTCCTGATCCCGGTTTTTGGGAGGAGAAAGCAGCTCTTTGGGGTACAGATGACCAAACTGTAAAGACTGCTCGTTGCGGCAACTGCGCTGCTTTTGATCAGTCAAGCGTCGTTATGGGTTGTATAGAAAAAGGAATTAACGAAACTAATGCAGCAGATCCACAAGATGTTTTAGATCTTGCTGATTTGGGTTACTGTCAATTATTCAAATTCAAGTGTGCTGCTGCTCGAACCTGTGATGCGTGGTTACACGGAGGTCCAATTAGAGATCAACAACAAGAGCCAGCGTATGAGACAGGAGTCGAAAACGAATTGACTGATATTGTGAGCCAACTAGACAAGGCGTCACGGACACATCGAAACCAAGCGAATAGACTTGAAGTGCTTAAAAACTCTATGAGAGTTTATGGCTGATCGGGCGCGTGAAAAAGGGCGCACTGAGCGCTACTTACCTAAGTCTGCCTGGGCCTCGATGTCCAAGGAAGAACGTCGAGCTACGGATGAAAAAAAGAAGCGAGCTACGCGAGGTAAACCTGTAAATACTCATGTAGCCAATACTGAAAAAGCCAAACAGGCTGGCAGAAAAGCTCGGAAGTACAAAGCATCTAAGAAAAATGGCTAAGCGCGGAACTTGCTGGAAAGGCTACGTTCAGGAAGGCTACAAGAAAAAGGATGGCCGAAACGTACCTAATTGTGTACGTGCTAAGAAGAAGGCTCGTTCTTATCGGAAGTCCAAGGGGCGCTGAGCCGCATAGGACCACCTAATAACTTTTGAGCTTCGGAGCCGTCGGGTTTTTCTTCAGAAAAAATGTATTCAAAATTTTTAGCTTCTTCTTTGTCCCATTGAGCATGTAGTTCTTCTATATCATTATCTAATTGTTTAAGCGTAATTTGAGTTCTAAACTCTACCCAGTCATCTAAGCAATACGCCAAAGCTTTTTTGATAAGTGGATTAAATTTTATTCTCGGCATAAATTTTGATATAAATTGAATAATTTCATACACAAGCGCATTAGTTTTGTTGTAAGCCATGTCAGTAAATTTATTACCTATATTTTATAGATAAGCTGCGCTATTATTTAATTAAATCTATTTTGTTGTCGTGGCAGAAACTACTTTCAATCGTGAGTTAGGTGCTGCTCCTGCAGGTATTTCACGCTTTGGTCAGATCAGGACCGAAGATGGTGGTAATATCACTGTTGATTCTTTCCGTGAGTTTGCTGGTGATGGATCTTTTGAGCTTGCGGATGTTTATAAAGTTACTTCGAGTGTTACTGGCACTGGGACTGTAACGCTTCAAGCTGGTTCTAAAAATGTCGGTAGAGTTTTTATTATTTCGGGTGTTAACGGCAGTGTCTTAGGTGAAGTCGAAGCACCCAAAATTTCTAATCGTTCTGACGTATCTTTTACTTTTAGCGTTGGAGCAAGTTTACAAAATGAATTATATGTGACTAAGACTGATCGTAGTCCCTGCGAATATCGTGTCACTTATACCGCTTCCTGATAATAGGCTAACTAAAGCCTTAAGATCAATCCCCGAAAAATTTGGAGAGGCTTATCTTCCGTGTCTTTACTTTATGGTAGAGGGTAATTTATCAGCAATTACTTTTAAAAAACTTGCTGTAGCCTATAACACAGGCATTAAAACAGCTATTGTCTACAGTCTTTGTTGTCTGTTGTTTAACAACACTTCAATTTTTGTTTCGGCATTTTTAACCGGTGTTATTACCTTCATCTGCGATTTATACACGCATCCTACGCATTTTGGTCATTTCTGGACAGAAGCTGCGGCGACGGGTGTGTCCGCGTCCTTACTTTCGTTGATATTTCATGTAACCGTTGTCAGAATGAAACGTCGCAATTAAGACGATGACTAGGCTGTCACAGTTTGGTTTAGAACTTATAAAAAAGTTTGAAGGTCTTAGCCTCCGCACTTACGTTGATGCGGTTGGTGTCTTAACTATTGGATACGGACATACAGGTTCTGATGTAACTGAGGGACATAAAATTACTGAAGAGGAAGCAGAACGTTTATTACTTAAAGATGTATCTTCCTTTGAATCTGCGGTTAATACTTTTACTAATGTTCGTTTAAACCAAAATGAATATGATGCTCTTGTAAGCTTTTCTTACAACGTAGGGCCTACAGCTTATAAGAACTCTACTTTATTGAGAAAATTAAATAACGGATGTGATCGAAAAGAAGTAGCTGAAGAGTTCTCACGTTGGGTAAAAGGTGCTAATGGTGAAGATATTCCTGGTTTGGTCAGGAGGAGAGCCGAAGAAAAAAAATTATTTTTGAGTAAACCTTCTAAACATCCGATGTTAGGCCAGTCAATTTTAGCTAAGCAAAACACTTGGCTTAAGACTCGCCCTGCTCAATCGTCAGTTCTTTTACCTGAAGAAAAATTATACGTGCCAAAAAATGCAGCGTGGGAGTGGGATAAAATTACTATGACCGCTGGTAATTCTCATTACGAAATCAAGTTGTCTCAACAACCTGATAAAATCTGGTATTTTTACGCACCACATTGGAAAATTATAAATGATATTCCGGAAGGAACAATAACAAGAAAACAATCAGAAGAGATTAAACTTGATATCCCTTACTATTCTCAACTTGACAATTATAGAGATGCAAATAGAACTTGTTTTAGCTCTAGTTGTGCAATGTTGTTGAGCGGGTTAAAAAAAGATGCAATTTCAAATGATGATGACTACATTGAAACTGTTTTCGAGATCGGAGACACTACTGAAGCTTGGGTGCAGTTAAGAGCATTAGAACATTATGGTGTTAAAGCAGCTTTTCGACAAGATGGATGTTGGGAAGATGTTGAAGAGCTTATTGGTAAAGGTATTCCGGTTCCTTTGGGTATACTTCATTTAGGAGATGTATCTAATCCTGTTGGAGGAGGTCATTGGATTGTTGCAGTTGGTTTAAGCTCTGATAAAAAGAAAATACTTGTTCACGATCCTTTTGGAGATCTTGATTTAATATCCGGTCGTTACTTATCAGATAACGGAAAATATCTTTGGTATTCAAAAGAGAATTTAGGTCCTCGATGGATGGTCGAGGCAGGATATTCGTCAGGGTGGTACATTAAAGCAGAAAGTTAGAAGCTCCCCCGTGGGTACAACCAGTTCGATCGATTGGGATTTTGAACTTGAAAATCAAAAAGCATTATTTATGAATTATTTATATGAAGAATCTGGCCGCACTAGCGGTCATTTTACAGGTCTTTGGACTGAGTACTGTCGTAAAACAGGAGAACAAGGTAGGAAAGATTTCTTCAAATTGTCTAACCTGAATAAGTAAGGTTTTAAAACAGTGGCTCGCGACTATAGAAAAGAATATGATGATTATCAGGGTTCTGAGCGTCAAAAGAAACGTAGAGCTGCTCGTAATAAAGCCCGCCGACAGCTTGAACGAAGTGGAAGAGTCAGTAAAGGAGATGGTAAAGAAATAGATCACAAAGACTTTAATCCAGAAAATAACAGTTCTAAAAATATCCGAGTGGTCAAAGCTAAAACAAATCGCGAAAGACAGCCAAAACGGAGTTAAGATAAACTCATGGAAAATTCTAATCTTCTTCAAAAACCAGGCGGATTGGGTCCTTTACCTGATCTCAAGCCTATCGGTATGTCGATGGTTGATCCGAGCAGTTATTTAAATTCTGATAACAGCATTCGGATGCGCCAGCGAGCACAGCTTGACAACGTTAACCGAGTTTTCGCTCAGTACAACGTAAACCATGGTTCTTACGTTAGGTCTCCCGTAAGTCCCGTCGAGTATGGTATCGGTAACGTTGTTAAGTCGTCCGAACCCGTGGGCGCTGCAGGTTACAACCATCGGGACATTCCTATGCCGATGGCTCCTGACGACATGCCTAAAGAGCGTTACGTATTTGAAGAGGCCAATAAACTTGATCCGACGATGCGTCTCAATGTCGGAGCTCTTTCAATGCTTCCTGAGCAGAATTTTTACAATATTACGACCCCTGACTCCAAGGTTCCTCTTCAGGATTACCGAATGGCGGACAATTTGATGCTACAGCAACAAGTTGTTGGAGGCGGTGATGCAATCTAACGGTATGCAACCTATGCGTATGGCTGGTATGAGGCTCGGTATGGGTCCTGCTGATATGGCTCGCGCTGTGTCGAATCCTTCTGAGCTGACACGTAGACTCCGTTATCAAGAGGCGTTTCCTAAAAGCTGAGCTAAATTATTCAAGTCTGCCTAGGTACGGTGCATACAGTAAAGCTTGATTGGATCACACCTGATTCCGAGAAGGTTATCGCACGTCACGCGAGAGTTTCTACTTCAAAACCTGACCGACCCGAGTACGAACGTTTACTCAAATTTTGTATTAAACACGGCCATTGGTCGATTTTCGAACAAGCTAATGCTTCGTTTGAAATTATCACCACACGGGCGATCTCACCCCAGATACTTAGACACAGGACTTTTACATTCCAGGAATTAAGTCAGCGTTATGCTAATCCTTGGGAAGTTATAAATTCAAATCCTTGTGAAGCTCAGAAGTTTGAAATGCGTAAACAGGCAGAAAGTAATCGTCAATCCAGTACAGACTGTATTGATGAATCTCTTGAGTCTAGGTTTAGAGATGATTTAAGTATTATCGACGCACAGCTCTGGGATTTATACAACCGAATGATTGAAGCAGGCGTGGCTAGAGAGTGCGCTAGAAATATTTGTCCCCTTTACACACCGACAAAGCTTCATATGAATGGGACGATCAGATCCTGGGCACACTATGTCGGTCTGAGAGGAGCAGAAGACACTCAAAAAGAGCATCGTGAGATTGCAAAACAAATTGGTATTATTCTCGCAGTTGAGCTTCCTGTTGTGACTAAGGCTCTTGCTCTTGCTGCTGCTCAAAATCCAGATGACAAGAGTCTTCAGGGATGGCTTGCCATTCACCCTCTTGCCAAAGACCAAGATTAGTTTCGTCTTCAACAAACTCCATCAAGTTTTTTAGAGCTTGATTGAGTAATTCTTCTTCTTCCTCTGGCGTGAGATCTAGATCAAGATCATCAGGAGTTTTTTCTTCAGACATCATCAAAATTTTGCAGATAAACTTTACGATACAGTTCGTAGATTTTACTGGTAAGACTTTTTATTTTTTCATCTACTAAATGCATACTAGAAACAAAACAAGTTTCGATAAACTCATCTTGTTCTACTTGCACTTTATACATATTGCCATCCTCCGTTATTTGGACTGAGTATTTCACTCTTGTCCCCATAAATCATCATTAGTTCTTTGGACAGTCTGGCGAGGCGCGGCCGCTTGTGCCATCTGAGCTACGCGAATAACCTGATTAGCTTCGTCAAGCTTTTGAGTGAGCATGACATTTTGCTGAGTGGTAGTTTCTAGTTGTGCTTGAGCCCAGTTCTGAGCGTTCTTTGTAAGCTCGTCAAGAACGTTACTGCTGTGGGGAAAACTAAAAATGAAGTCGTTTTGCGAAGCTCCTTGAATTTTTTGACCGTTGGTGTCGTTAGCCAAAGCAGTTAAGTAATCAGAAGCAACGTCGACGTCGATGTCTGAAGCGATTGCTAGTTCAACAGGACTAATAATTCCACGGTTACGGTCGTATAAAGCCCTGAAGGCTCCAGATACTTGACCACTGGTTGTCAGACCCTCTTCCTCTTCATATCGACGTTTCTCGATGACTGACGCTCCCGCTAATGCACCTCCGGTAAAAGATAAAGGAGCAGCAATAAAATTAGGACTGATAAAAAGAGCCAGGACACTTGTGATGCCTCCGATTGCAATGGTGCCCGTGTAGCAATTAATCAGGCGAGTCATGTTTTTGGAAAGAAGTTTCCCACTTCTGAAAGTCTGGTTCTTGAGCAAACTCCACAGGATTGGGGAGACGCTCAGGACCATGAGAAGCGCGATCAGAGCTTAAGTCATAAGGCTTAAGACGTAAACCTTTGATAGCCGGAAGTCCCTTAAGAATAGTTGTAGAGCAATGAGGTAGTTTTAAGATGTTGTTTAGAGTTTCCATAGTTCTCTCAACAAAACGAGGTTTCGCAGCAGGTTTATAACCACACGATTTGCAATAGTTAGCATAACTAGCAAAGAGTTCTGTATATGCATTTTTAACGTACATACCTTTTTCAGATTCGTCGGTGCTGGGTCTAGCAGCTCCACGACCGACCACTGTGGAAGAGTTAGGAGCATACAGACAACACTCCGCCATCCATGAGACATAAGGATTGTTGAAAACGAGAGCGTCTATGTTTGTTCTTGCTAAAGATGGTGCATGTTTAACGGGGTTAGCTAAGGTATCTCGCATTTCGTCGAAGCTCATCGATAAAGCCCAGCTAACGATCCCAGGCATTTCGACAGCAAACTCACCTTCAAGTCGATCGTCATAGACATCTAAAAGTTGTCTACGTTTGCTCGGTGCTACGACTTTATCCATCATTATCGTTAGTCGACGACGCTCAAGACCACTCGTGGAGTCGTTAGAACTAATGTGTTCGTTAGAGGCTATACACACTAAACACTCGGGTTTGAAGCTAATAATTTCTTTTCCGTACTTACGTTCAGCTCGGAGAGTGTCAGAAGCAGACGTTAGTTTTTTTAACACGTCCATTCTTTTGTTGTAGTTAGACTCATCAGTTAGAAGAAGAAGACGCTTACCAATAAGGTTATATGTCTCAAACTTATTCATTTCTATGAGTTCGAGGCTCGATGTGTGAGTGCTTCCGAAACCAGCCAGTGCAATCATTAACTGTTGCATGGTCGACTTTCCTGTTCCACCAGGACCGACTAAATGTAAAAACTTTTCACCAGACGTATATCCAGTAAGAATAGCCCGGCAAAACGCTTGAATTAATTTTTCTTGGTTAGGACGAAGAGAATCCTTCATCCATTGTAAAAATTTAGGACAGTCTGCATTTTCATCCCAGTCATAAAAAAGACGACTGCGGAAATAAAGATCTTTATTTTTACCTTCTTCAAACTCAAAAGTTTCGCTGTTTAAAGCGCCGTTAGAAAACGGGATATATTTTTTGCCAGTTGCGAAAACACTTGTACGACCTCCATCAAGCGACTTCAGCATACGTGCTTGCAGCATTGAATAAACGCTATTTACTGTCGCAGAGCTGTATTTAGGCAGAACACCTGCCGCAACGAAAGTGTCGAGAGCTTTAACGATTCTCCTTTTAATGTGCATTTCATCTTGAACGTACCATGTTCCTAAATCGGTATCATAAGTATAAAAATTATCATGTGTGCTGTCGTATAGATAATCGTCGCCTTGGTTTGTAGCAATGAGCTCAGCTACATCATTCTCCGCAAAAGAACGTTGTTGTTGTTGCGTGTTTGATAAATTAACTAGCTGTGCTGGTGTTTGAGGAGTTGACATTTGTTTTTGTGTTGTTGTTGATGTTTCCGCCGTGGCGGGTGAATTGATGTCGGTTGAAAATTCTTCGATATTTAGTATCGAATTTCTCGGAGCGGGCTTAGTTTTTTTAAGATTCGCTTTTGTCTCAGCCGTCGCGACGTTGTCGAATGTTTTTTTGTCGCATTTTTTGAGTCTTTTCCAAGCAGCGAGTTCTTTGTGCTCTGAAGCCATAACCACGGATGGCATGACTAACTCGACATCTCTGATGCTGTCTATGATTCTATTGAATTTTCCGTCAACCTCCGCAGGGTACTGATAGACAGCATAGAACACATCATGTGCTACTGTCAACGGTGAAGTGTTTGATGTGATATTGTTTTCGTTTAACCAGTTAGTCCAACCTAAAATTTCTTTTATCGCTCTTGTGACGGCTGCAGACCTATCATCCACAGGCTCTCCGTCGAGGATGTCCCTTACTGATTTAGATAAAAGTTTTATAAAATCCGTACCTGACTCTGCAATATTGATGTTTTGTAAAGCCTGACTGACGTTACCTTTGTCACCTTTATCCTCTTTTGGTAGTGAGAAATAATGTTTATATGCTTGATCTATTTTGTCTGACGGTATGTATTTATCTGTAACTATAAGAATATCAGAGGAAGTTTTAGCGCCATAAAAAAGATTAACAGCCTGAGTTGCTCTTATATCAGAACCAGGGATGTCTTTGGCTACAGCGCGAACAAACCACTGATAAAATTCTGGATCAGTAATTTCTTTTTCAAGACCGAAAACTAATCTAAAACGAGGCCAAGTTTTTGATGTTGATGGTGAATTGTAAGCGAGAGAAAGATATTTTTTACAGATTTCAAGTTCTTGAGCTTGTTGAAAAGTAAGTTCTTGCTTTTGAACTTTGTTTCCTTTTTCGTCCTTATGGTCAGCTTGGTTGTCAATATCAATAATAATTAAACCAGCTTTGATCGGCGTGGTGTTATTTTTCTCTCGTTTACCGTCAATCAAATGCCAAGCACATAATCCGTGACTCTTACTAACTTCAGCAGCAATTGAAGTAGCATTTAAATCTTGTTCAACCCAACCATAATTAAAAGCACTGAAGTTACCTCCTTGTTCAATTTTGCCTGTACGTTTGTCTAGCGCACCTGCTACTGCCGAGTTTATTGAACAAACAAAATTCATTGGAATGCGTGTCGTGACGGTAGTCTGCCTCATTTCGGGCGTCCCGGCACCCATTTAACTTACTCTTAAGTTAACGTTTCTTAAGTGTTTGTCTTTGTTTCGGTGAAGTATTTGTCGACTAAGGCGAGCCATGCAGCTTCATCTTTTTCAACTTCAGCTTCACCGAAAGTAAATACTTGAGTTTCGTATTCTTTTAAGGGGGTAGAAACAATGATTTGAGTCTTACTAATTTTAATTCCTAAACATGTCTCAGCTGCAAGTTTATATGCAGCTAATTGAAGTCTTGTTTTTTTTGCTTTGAAAACTCCTGATATCAAAGCTTTTTTGGTCTTATCATCTACATTTGTTTTCTTATTAGGAAATCTTGTACTGTATGGACCTGCGCTTGTTTTGAAGTCGGCGAGAATTATTTCTGCATTACTGTCCATATAAATAAGATCACAGCAACCTGCATAGCCTTGTTTGTTTTTTTGATCGTAATAAAAGATTCTTCCGACTCCGTCATCACCTACATATTTTGACCAGCTTGGTTGATTGAAGGGACGCTCTGACCAAAGAACTCGACCTCCGTCTAGCAAATCATCAACGCGCTCTGGCATTCCTCGCCAAAACGGTTCGTACTTTTCCGGAGGCACAACTTTGAGACCACGAAGGTGGTTTTCCACGCTGTTGTGGATGAAGTTTCCTCGTTCTGCAGCTTCGTCTGCTGCTCCTGGGTTCATTACATTCCAGTGAGCTAACTTTTGTTGAGTCTTTGCAGATTGTGTGGCACTTAAGATAGAAGTTACTGAAGGAAGGTAGTCAGGTACACCAGGGCATAAATAGTGACGGAGGCCGTTGATTGTTTTTCTGGTGTCCGACATAACTCAGAATGATTCGAGGGAATCGTTTTCGCTCACTTCTGTTTGTTCTTCTACAAAAAATTCAGATTTTTGATAATCGAATTCTTTGTTACGTTGTTCTAGTTCATTTAGAAGACAAAGACCAGCCGAGAATGAGTCAGCGACTAATTCTGCTACGACATCGGCTTCCCGCGCATCTCCACGGTGGTCTACGCACTCCTGCAGAAGTTGATTGCTGATTAGAAGTGCAGCAATTTTTTCTAGTGCTTTGTTCGTTTTCTGCTGTTCCTCGATGTATTGAGTCAGCAGAAGTTGTAAGCGTCCTTTCACTTTAAGAAAAAGGTTGCGGTCGCTGCCAGTTTACATCGAAGTTTATGTTTGTATGTTTGTCGTGCGCTTTCAATTTATCGAATACAAACCACGCAGAAGTTACAGAGTCTTTTGCTTTTTTCTGGTCCGCACGAAATTCAGGGCGAGGATTCAAAATTACCAGGTTACTTAACGGTCTTTTCTTCAGAAAGTCGACTCTCTTTCTTGTCGGTTCTAAAAAGGTGAGCCTGTCTAAGATTATAAGTCCACGCTTAGCGAGCTCATAACCTGGATCAAGCACCCAGTCCAACGAGTCTCCTGTGCCTTGCGTTATTGCTATCGTCCAATCAAATACAGGCAGTTTCTGCCACCAATTTTTTTCAATGTGATTCGTGAACTCTGAAGCTCTGATCGTGTCGCATATTCCAGCTTCATTAAGTTGTTTTTCAAGGCATCCGTTTAAATCAGTAGGTAGTACAACCTTACCGCTGATTATTTTTAAATTCAAAATCGGATTTAAAATTCGTTGTGGGACCTGGTAAAAGCTCATGGAATCTGAAAATCTCGTCCGGCGCTTAAAAGATTATATGTCCATGGAGTCAGAGTTCTACCATTTGAAATTTATGGATAAAACAAAGAAGCTGAGAGACGTTGATGAGTTACATGAAATTGTAGACTTGATTCATGCAAATTATTTAATTCAAAAACAATTGTTTAAAGAGCTTGCTAAGCATATGGCTTCTGAAGGTTATCCGTTGCCGTCCATAACAAAACTTTTGAGCAAATAAAAAGACGGGTGTTGCGGCACCCGTCTAGTTCCTCTCCCAATTAAATCATACTTCTAGACCAGCTGCTTTAAGTGCTTCCTTCTGTTCCTTAGTCAGTTCTTTAGGTTTGTCTGACTTAGGCTCTGGAGGTGCCGCCTTAGGTTCGCCCGCTCCAGCAGGAAGAGCGCTAAGACCTTGCGTCTTAGCACTGTCGAGTTGAGGGTGAGCTTCATCAAAAGCAGCTTTAATTTCAGTGTGATCTGTTCCCAAAGGTAGCTCGACCAGATTTGCACCGGAGATATGGCTACGAAGTGAAGCTGATACCAACTCTCCTCCGTCGCCATTGAGCCATGTTCCAATATCTTTGATAAGATTCTCTTCTTCGTCACCTTTGAACGGTCGATCAGAGAATTCTAAGACATTGTAGTTGACCTTTCCGATGTCAGCTCCAGTAGCTTGGTCAGTCTGAGTGAAGCTACGTTGCACAAATTTAGTAGCTGTTACGACTTCCGCCACATTGATACGGTTGTTATATAACGTCTGAAAGTAAGAGATGAAATTTTTCTGACTGCTCTTACCAGAGATGACGCTAGTTGAAACGCATCGAGGAGGAAGCAAACGATGAGAAGGAGAAACCCCAATGTAAGCAATCCGAATGAACTCCTCGTGGGAGCGCATACCCAGATTTCCGTAGAAGGGAGTAAACCCGAGGAGAATAAACTCGATGGGAATACCGTTGTCGTTAGAATCTGTGATCGCTTGATCGGGATCGTTATCACTCTTCCATCGACGTTGCTGAAGATCGATGCGTAGAGTGTGCGGAGGGACTTGGCAGAGAATTTCATCTGCCGCAAATTTACCTGCGATAAATACCATGATCAGAGGTTGAAATCGATTGAACCGAGAGCCGCTGCTACGACTTGACCTTTTTCGGGGTCAGCAGCTTTTTTGGGCGCGGACTTCGTGCCCTTAGGTAAGTAGAGAATTTGGTCTGCTTGGTAGTTCAGATACTGTTTAGAATCTTTTTCACTCGTGCTTACACGACCGACTGCGATCGTCGGTGTGCCGTTGGGTAGTTCAGCAAGTTGAGTAGAAAGCTCGTTCCACGCAGTGAGTTTGAACCAATTGGTTTCTTCTTCGCCAGGAACCTGCCAGGCAATCGATCGATTTGTGACTGTCGATTCACCCACTTCGTTTTCTTGAGACTTAGGACCCAAGCCGCCGCAAGCCATAAAAGCATTAACGGCAAGAAGATCGGAAAAGTTGTCTTTGGAGATTACCAGCATCGGCTGCATCACAAGCACACCATCCGGCGTGGGTTTGACTGGGCCAAGTGCTAGTACTTCTTGCTTTTCCTCAAGATTTTGAAGAAGCTTACCAACGTAGTGATCAGCTTTTTGAATTAGTTGGACTTTAGTCAGTACACGTTTGTTGGATGAAGGCAACGCCTCTGCAATCACATTGGCTTTACCGTCCTCAAGGATCGCCTTGTCGGTGATCCTTATCCCCAATAAGAAGACGTTCATTTTTGAGAGCTCTGTAAATCGTTGAGCGGTGGACTTTTAGGACCTCGGCAATCTGAGTAACAGATACACCTTGGCTTCGGAATGCTAAAACGATTTGTAGGTCACCGCCACCAATTTTCGAATTATTACTGTTTAAATAATGGTTATGGTATGGGTTGATGCATTTGATGTTATTGCATGAATTTTTGACGATCTTATCTTTTTGTATATCGAGATAACCTAATATCAGAGGGCGTATATAAAACCTTTTACTCACCGCATATATAGAAGGCACATTATTAGTAAAAGATCCGTCCCAGATATCACATTTCTTGTAATCAAATTTATTAAAAGCTAGTTTTTCGTAGAGTTTACTAAGCTTGCTTTCATTTTTTTTACCGTAAATCAGCTCAAATTTATCAGCCCCGAGACTTCGACAAATGTCTAACGATTGTGCTTGCGCGTGGCCCGCATCAAGAGCTTTTATTCTGAGCTGAGTTTCAGCTTTTCCGCGTGAAATGAGAACTGAATATTCCTCAGAAAACATCATTAGGTTCGAACCTAAGGAGATCAACTCTTTCCTTAGGCTCCATTCGATTAACTAAACGAAAAAGGTTAAACCAGAACTTAATTTTTGATATTAAATTTATCATCGTTTATTTTTTTTTGTTTTTCCGTCTCTTGGCTTTTTTAGCAGCCCTCTTAATTTTGCCTAAATCCTTCACGGTTAATTTTTTACCGACGTCAGCTCTTCGAACGATATTTCTTACTTCTTTTTTAGTTGGTCTTTCTCCGGTTTGTTCCTTAATTGTCGCTCTCACTTGCCTCATAATTGATTTTTCTCCCTCTTCCTTTGGCTTTTGCCTTGCATCTTGGATAACATTCTTTGCTGCCCTTCTATCGTCCCTTTGCTCTTTAGCCCGCTCGATTAAAAAATTAGTAAACGTCTTTGCATCTTTTTTCGAATCAAAGTTCTGGATGCCTGCTCTACTAATAAGTTTTTCAATCTTTTTGTCGCCGATTTTACTTGCGTCCTTTTTGCCTCTAGATGCTGTTTGTCTGTTCATTGCAGCCAAGATATTCTTTGCATCACTTGAGCTTTCGTACTTATTAAGCCCTGTGTCTAACGCTTTTAACGTAACATTTTTTAAACGAATACCTGTCCCTTGTCGCGTATTTGTTGCATTACTTCCAGTCTGACCACCACTAGGAGTAGGAGTAGTTCCAGTCTGACCACCACCAGGAGTAGGAGTAGTTCCAGTCTGACCACCACCAGGAGTAGGAGTAGGAGTAGTTCCAGTCTGACCACCATCAGAAGAAGGAGAAGGTGTGGTGATGGTCGAATCTAAATCGCCAGGTCCTGTTTCGCTAACTAAATTACCTGTTCCTGTTTCCATTAAAGGCCCGGTAGAGCCCGTGACTCCTGACACACCACCAGGACCACTCTCAGCCACTGTGGTCGGACTAGCGTTTACGTTGATATTTGGGTTTTGTGTTTGACTAAGAATAGGATTAAAGTTGACTATGTTTCCAATACTTCCGCCGCCGAACTTAGTTTTTTTACTTCCTCGTTGTTGAGGTGAATATGTCAGTCCGTAACCCCGACCTCTGCTCGTCTCAACAACTTCGGTTGGAGAAAGACCAAAATTACCTCCAGCAAGCCTACCGTTATTATTAGCCATTTCAGGATTAGCAGTGTTTGAGTTACCTTCAGTTATTATAGGTTCTCCAAAATAAGATGTATCAACTCGAGGTTGCCCTGGTCCTGTTTGAAAACGATCATCAACTCTATCGCCATCTTGATCGACAAATTCCTGGGTGTGCATCGTCCCAGGCTCGGCATCGATTAGTGTACCATATCTTGGCTTGTTTGGCTTATTAGCATTGCCGTTAAGCGCGAAGTCAACAACTGAAGAAGCCATAATTTTAACTCTTTCAAAATTAATTATACGGCTATTTCTGTTTTAAGAAAAATCTTAGTAGGTTAAATCCAGGACCTACGACACCTTTTAAAGTTCGCATTATTCTTTTAGCCTCCTCGTGGTCCTGGAAGCGCATAGCTTTTTCACGTTCGTTAGTGAAAGCAACTAATCTTTTTTTCTGTTTGTTCAAGCAGTCACTCACATATCCTTTTGGATGTGTGATGACCCATACTTCTTGGAAACTAAGCAAAGGCATAGCTTCAGTGTCGGACGTGGTATATAACCGACCTGTTAACTTTACTTGTGATTTTAGTTTTGTCTTTTCTTTAACAATTTTTTTTGAAATTAAGTTTACTGATGCTGTAAGTGTTCCTTTTTCTCTCATTTGCTTTTTAAGTTTTCTCGCTGCATTAGCTGCTTCAAGTGGTTTGCTGAAAAATTTAGTCGTCATCAAAATACATTCGTTAGTTTTTACACAGCCCACATAACCACTATCGGTTTTGGCTGTGAAGACTTCTTTACCTTCGGTGTCGGGAACCCATACTGTCAGCATTACTTTTCTGCCCAGGACTCAGCAACGTTAGCATCGCATTTTACGGGTACCTTATTAAGAATCGTCATTGCAGCCTCTTTCATTTCTGTCTCAAGGATGGTCTTATACTCGTTTGCTTTTTCTTCTATAGCTTCGAAGACAAGTTCATCGTGAACTGTAGCTATGGGGCGGAATTTTTCATTTATATGTTTGCCTAAATTTGCGATGGCAATTTTTAAAATGTCAGCACCAGCTCCCTGTATCAACGTATTAGCACAAGCGCTCATAGTTGCATCGTCGTAACTGAGTAATCTTCGACGACCGGTTGGAGTTCTTACATAAGTCCAACCATCTTCTACCATCGCACTTCTCTCGCGGTGCCATTCTCTTAAACGAGGGTACGCCCTGTGGAAACCGGCGTGTGCTGTTTTAGCTTCACTGAGTGTGATTATATTTCCTGATTGAGCACTGTATGTTTTATATTTTCTAAAACCCATGCCATACAACAGGGCAAAATTCAAAGTCTTGCCCATCTGCCTTTGTGTTTTTTCTACTTCATCGATACCTACGTGGTAAATAAGACTTGCAGTAAGAGAGTGAAGATCTAAACCTTGATTAAAAGCATCGATCATTTGAGGTATGTTTACAAGCTCTGCAGCAAGTCTCAATTCGATTTGAGAATAATCAGCGATGATAAATTTGTACCCTTTAGATGGTGTAAAACACTCACGGAATTCTTTATCTCTAGGCACTTGTTGGATATTTATACCCCAAGTTTCTTTTTTCTTCTTACCTGTTACTCGTTTTGATCCAGAACTGGTAAATCTTCCGCTGTTTGCCCCGTATGAGTTATAACCACTATGCATCCGCCCTGATATCGGATTTATATTTTCTAAAATCTTTTCAACGTGGGCAAGAGCAGTCTCAATTTTTGTTCTCTTACGAAGAAGATTAAGTGTAATATCGTCGCTATCAAATTCTGACAAAGCTACCTGAGACAGTGTTTGTTTTCCTGTTCTATCATCAACTGGTAAATCAGTGCCAATTTGATTGAAGTGTTTGATGCATTGAATATTTGATCCGGGGTTAAATTCTTTTTTTGCATTTTTGCCGACGGCAAGCGTTCCGTCCTCGTGTCTAGGCAGTTTGAATCCATCAGGTAAACGATCGTCAAGAGACTCACAGAACAGGTTAGTAGCTTCGCTGAGTTCTTGCTGCTTCTTAGCTTTTAGTTGTTTTAATTTTTTTGTATCTACATTAAAACCATAGTGACACATAAGTGCTACTGGTCGTATAACTTTACTTTCTAAACTGTATAACTCTACTAAATTTTCGGTTGCTAGTTCAGCGAGCTGTATTTTGGCTATCTGAGGGAGAAGATCAACGTCTCTTGCTGCGTATTCAATTTGTTTTATATCTAATTCGGATTTGCTCCAGTCTGATACTTGTTGTTCTTTAGAAATTTTTATATCTAAACGTCTTTCAACTACGGCTTTGAGAGAACAACTAATTTCACCAAAAAATACTTTTTCTGTTTTCGGTGATGTTTTCTTTTCTTTCGAACCAGCGACTAAACACCGTTCAGCTATAAAAGTATCAAAAATTTTATGTTTGTAATCAATATCCATTTGAAGAAGAAACTGAAGATCAAAGTTGAGATTATGCCCTAAAATCATTTCTCTTGATTCAATGAGACTTTTTAAACCATCAAGGTTTAAGCACTTAAAGCAGTCGATGACGTAAATAACTCTTTCTTCTAGATCAGCCTGTGTTGAGCAAAGTTGAATCAGGCGTACGTCATGCACCCTTGCATCTAATCCTGTCGTTTCGGTGTCTAGACAGAGCTTTGGGATAGTCCGCAGCTCTGCAAAAGCTTTTTCCAGCTCCTCCCTCGTGGTGATGTACTGAAGTTTCATGGCATTAAAAAAGGGCTGCTTCCGTCGCAGCCCTTAGATATTAGCTCGATCGGCTCAGGACAAACGATTTTCCCAATAAGACAACACAAACTTAGAGATGTCTCCCCAGAGTTGTACAAGTTCTTTACCTTTTTCGGTAAGGCTGACTTCATAAACTGTACGTCTGAGTAGTGTCTGGCTACCTGTCAGTTCTTTGTCGTTTGACCCCCAACTGGTTTTGGCTACAGCTAGAGCCATTCCGTTTTTTACTAGATATTTAAGACCATCACGCAGAGAATTGTAAATTGGAGAGCCGTGGTAAGTGACTAACCCTTTTTGAGCTTTTGCGACGACTGGCATTATAGATTTACCGTCATCTTTAAATCCTTTAAAAATGGAAGACTCTTCCGAAACACCTTTGTTCCATGCACGATTAACTTGAATTATTGCAATATCTTTAAGAGTAATTGGGGTACCCTTACCAACGGTTTCAAGAATCATCGCTGCACCAACAGATCCCAGCTTTTGGTTTGTCAGGAGATAATCTAAACATTCGATAGCCGGGGAATCTGAAGCGGTGACTTCGTGAAGTTTTCTGATTCCTTTTTGGAATTCTCTACGTTTAGGTTGTTGTTGTAGTTTTGGTGATTGAATGGCTAACTTTGCTGCCAAAGCAGCAAGCTCAGGACGTTCTTTTTCGATACTAAGATCAAAAAGTTTTTTAGTACTAAAGCTTCCTTTACTTAAGTACTTACTAATGTCGACATTAATGATTGGTGCTTCCGATGTTGACAGAATAGTTTCTGCTTCGGATTGTTTGAGAGTGATGCCGTTTAGATTGAACTGGACGTTCATTGAAAAGAGTTCAACTGTTTGTAATACTAAGGTCATTCCATAGCGTGTCAATGTTTGCGAAGTCTCTTATGTCACTTTCAATATCGTCTATTAGTGTGCACATATCGCACATACTGCATAGAGTCTTTCTACGTAACTCACTAAGAGTGTTTATTCCAAAATTTTTAATGATGTGTTTAGCAAGGATAATAGTTTTATCCTTCTCTGTTCTCTTATTGTCTTTCAGTTTAATAACATTAAATATTTCTGACTTAACAACATAAGTGACAATAAAAGTTTCGAAAGACATACTCATAACATCAAAATCATCATTCAATAAACATACGGTCAACCAAGCTTTTAGTTCGTCGTCTGAGGCATAGTCTTCATATTTTTGAGCTATTTTATTAACCCAATTATAATTTTTTCTTAAACTGTTCATTTATGACTCGTCGAAAGCGTGGTCATTTTACGTCAAGTTTGATTGCTTTTTGAAATACATTTGACATTTCAGAATCGTTTGATGTGTCAACTAAGACGATTTCGTCACAGAATTTTTTCATAGTTTCTGACTTTTTACCGATACAAAAACCTCTGACGTCAATTTTGTTTTGAGTTTTGAACTTTGCAAACTCCCTAACTTGACGTTCGTCTACTTCACATTCTCCGTCTGTGATAATCAAAATATCTGCTTTATTCGTCTCCGCTCTAAGTGATCTGGCGTCTGCTAACACACTGTTAAACGACGTGCCTCCGCTTGTTCTCCAGCACATAATAAAATTTAACATTTCATCACTATTCTTGGTTTTAGGTTTGATGTCGATACCTTCTATAACACCACTGTTGAACAAACGAACGTGGACTGGACGATTATTGTTTGTGCATTCTTCGACGACGCAGTAAGTCAAAGCTTTAGACCATAGTTCGTCAGTCCAAGTCATCGAACCACTTACGTCGACGTACATAATTACCGCACCTTGCTGAACGTGTTTGCTCTGTGCTTCGAAGTCTTTGCACAGCATGGTCTTTTCTGCGTATTTTAAAGCAAACAACGATCTTCCTTCTTTTGTTGCGGCTAGTGCTAGTTCTGATGGAAATGTTTTTGTAATGTTGTTTGATAATTTAGCTCCAATAATGTTTGAGTAATTTGATTTAATAGGACGTTCTCGTTTGCGTTGAGTCCATGCTGTTTTGAATGCTCCAAGTCGAGTGATAAATTCTTGAAGTGCTCGACTGCCTTGGAGTTTTCTAGCAAGTTTGATTTTATCGTTTATGTTGTTCACTTTCTGTCCAAAACCATCAGAGTTCCCAGCCAACTTAGACATAGCTTCTTCCTCTGAAACAGTATCTTCGTGGGCCTTTTCAATACCTTTCTGTATACCTGGTTGTTTCCCTTTGTGAAGACAAGTTAGCATTTCTTCTATCTGTTCACCTATTTGTTTGCCCTTGACTTTAAGCTCGGCTGCTGTTTTACTATCAGCTTCGTTTACTGCTTGAGCAAACTTAGATCGAATCTGCATCAGCTTTTGTTGTTGTTCGTTTAATGCATTAATCAAAGACGGCTCTTCATTTAAAATTTCTTCAATTACTTGACCTAATTCGTTAAGGATATTAACAGCATTGTTTCCTGAACTAAAATGGTCACCTACGCAATGTTCTTGCATGGTATCATATGAAGCACTGTTTGCAACGTCGTTAAGTATTAAATGCCATAAAGCATTTTCTGGTTTATAACCCTTTGGGTATTGAACTTGTTCTCCGTTTTGTTTAGCTCTGAAATATTCTTCAGAAGCTTCAAGACTAACAATAGGTTCAACGTTTCCACCCATGTATAAAAATTCGAACAGTTCTTTACCGAACCTCGACAAAACTTTGATGTCGAATCTGTCAGCCAAATAGTGAACACGCGGCTTCATTTCTCTGACAAAGCAAGGCCAAAGAAAATCAGTCATTGCTCCCACTTTTAGAACAAGAGGAGCTTCAGTGTTGAGACGTAGTGCTTCGTTTTTCATTCTTAATCGTTTTTGAATCTGGAAATAGCAGCAGTAACAGTATTAATATTCACATCTAGTTCACGAACAATTTTTGTAGCTTTCAAACGCCCTGCGGCACTAAAACGCATTTTAGTATTATCGAGTGCTTCTTCTGCTTTAGTGTTCAAGGTTTTTAATTCTCTTAATATGTCATAAAAATCAAGAACTGCTCTATTCAAGTCACTTAGGTTTGGATTTTTTTCATTAACGTTTTGTTTAGTGGACTCGAACTTACGCATAATATTTTGACTTGCTCGTTTGACACTCGCCATAAACTCTTCAGCGGTGGGGATTACATGTTTAACTACTTCATTAATGTCTTCAATCTCATCAGGGTTTGTGTAGATAATATGTTTTAAGGTTTGATGAAGCATCGAAGCGTGGACTTCAGTCTCACCTTGTACGACTGCCCATCCTTTCATAAACTTTAAAATTTGAACTCGACGACGGTCAGATACCGTAATCCCACGAGATTCGAGCATATCAAGAACTTCTGCAAATTGATCAATAAACTCCTCAGATACATCTGCAAGAGATGCTTGGTTCTGTAATTCAAGAAGATCTTTGTAAGAGAGTAGAGATTTTACAACCGGTCGAGAAGTTTTAGGATCTTGAGAAACAGCCCATTGCATTAGTTTGCGTTTATGCACAGGCGATTTGAGACCAGTAATCGTCGGGCGAAACAGGAATCGATCGCAAAAAGCTTGCAACGATTCTTCCGTGGGGAAAGAATTAGTAGCAGCAACGATTGACTGAATCTCTGTGTCGATTGCTTTACTCCCATTATTGAATGTTCTTTCGTTAAGAATCTGTAAAAGAGAGTTAAGGACTGCTGAAGAACCACGAAACAACTCATCCAGGAAAGCAACATTACAGTCGGGTAAATAACCTGAAGTATCTCGAGTGTATTCGTCTTGAAGGAGTTTACTAACTGCAACTGGACCATAAAGCTCAGAGGGATCTGTAGTCGGACTCAATAGATATCCAAAGTATTTAGATCCTTTAAAGCCGCCAGTTATTGCTCTAACGAGTTCTGATTTGCCTGTTCCAGGTGGACCAAACAAAAATGAATTTTGTTTTGTAATTAAACTCGTTAATAATCCGTCAATAACTTCAGATCGATCTAGAAAAGCACTGTTGAGAGATGAGCGAAAACTTTGAAAGTTAGTGAAAAGAGTGTTGTTCATTTAAATAACTTAAAGAGTTTTGTGAATACGTTCGAGCGCGAACGTTTGTAAGGACCGTGGATTGAGTTTGAAATAAAGATTAGGTCAGAAGTCAATTTCGACTGTTTCTTTTCGGTCGATCGTTTCCTGAAGTTCAGCAGATACTTCAGCGATGTTATCTGAAACCAGCAATTTTTCCTCAGCTTTTTTAAGCAGCTTTGTAAGGTGTTTTGCACGATGTTTGTAAACAGAAGTTGTTGTGTCGATTTGCTCTTTAAGCAAATCTAATTGAGTCTTTGACTCGCAGTTAGCTAGATCTCCTAGAAGATTTTGGTAGCTGCCAGTTAGGGCAATCGATTTCTCGAGTTGTTGGAAACCTTTTGAGGAGTCTACTTTTTCTAAAAGACTTTTGGCTTCCTCTGTGATCTCCTGTCGAATGTCAGAGTAACGCTGGAAAGCAGCCATTCTCACTGAACCTGAAGTTGGGTCACGCATTAACTCACCGACTTTAAGTAAGTCGTCACAAAGTTTTGCTATGGTGCTTAGCAAAGGATTGTGTACTGCAGACAAAGATATATCTTTAGCGATGATCTGCCAACTTCCTCGTTTTTTAGGGTTGTCACTTAGAACACGTTCACCGACTTTAGTAGCGGGACGTGCATCCAGATCATCTATTAGCTCAGCAATTCTACCGAGACTTGAATCAACAGCTCCTTGTCTTGCTGCGATTAACACCTTTTCAGTGTTAATCGAAGCTTCGTTAGCAATAATCTCTCGTACACTTTGCGGATCTTCACAACGTTCAATGACGGCAGGGTAAGGTCCTACGACATCTACAGAAATAGGATTACTATATTCTTTCTGTGTTGGAAAGATACGCATGTATGCTGCACGAACTAAAGCAAGCTGATCTTCGTCGTTAAAGAGAGGGGAAAAGAAGTTATCAACTGTTAGTTTCCACTTTTCGAGTTCCTCTGACCAAGCTTCTTTTAATTCAAGATTACACACCGAAGCACGTTTCTTGATTTCTTCAATTCGTTGTTTAGCTTCTTCGAAATGATCAGCGTGGAGGAAGTGAATGTCGCCATGGTGTATTGTGCAGCGGTCATAAAGATATCGTTGCATGAGTCGTAACTCATCAAGTGATTTCTTTAAAGCTTGCGAGAGGTTTGGTCTAATTGAAATAGCATTTGCCTCCTTTAAAGTTTCTACAACATCCTGAGGAAGTTTGTAATCCTCGAAGGCAATTTGAATACTCTGACGAACGCTCGCGCTAATCGAGCAGTGAAGAATGAATACTTGATCTTGGTTCATTTGATTCGACGAAATGCGGTGATAACTTTTTCGGTCACAAATTCATGACCTTTGATTTTCAACTTTTCGATCAGAGACTTACGCTCTGCCTTTAAAAGTTTCAGAGTTTCCTCTGCCTTTTCGATTCTGACGTTTAAGACATCTAGTTTTTTATCAGGAGTGGGAAGAACGGAAGGTCGAACGATCACCATAATTTTTAGATCTTCGAACCGCAAAGGGTTGTTGTTACCTTTGAAGGTTTCGAGATCAATCTCAGACGAAGCAGCGTTAAAAAGTGATGCGTTAAGTGTGTCGCGAGCTGACTCGAATGGTTCGCCGAATGTTTCGTTGACTGAAGCCAGTGCTTCGTCACATTCGTCCCACAGGAGAGCGGCGCTGCGCCCACGTTTGGTAATTTCAGAGAGTTTCATGTAAGGATTAGACTTGGTGTGTGCTTAAGTGACTTGGTTTGTCACTGGGGTAATTGTACGTCTGTAGCTAGCTGCTGTCAAGCAGTTCAAAGGATGTAACTAGGGATACCATGAGAGGATACCAAACTCAAAATTGCAAAGTAAAAAACTTTTATATACAAGAAGTTATTTACCTTTGATTGTCGTTTATTTTACTTAGTTATCTAAGTTAACCTTTATTTAATCTATTTAGTTCGTAAAAGACTGCTTAATACAGTCCTTTCGATGGGGTTACTGACTGGTCGTTATTATATCTACCAGATATGCGATAACTCGTCGTTGGAGGGGCAGACATTCTTTGCCAAACAATTTGACCAATCCTCATGCCAGGCCATAAAAACACTGGATGATTACGTCTTGCATTTTTCAACTCCAGTGTCAGAACACTATTGGTGAAACCTGGGTCAATATAACCTGCCATCAAGTGTTCAATACCACTCCTTGCTACTGAGCTTTTAAGTGCAAATTGACCTGCCACATCATCCGGGACGTTAAATTTCTCAACAGTGTGTGCAAGGATAAACTCATCGGGATCTAACAAGAATGGAGTGTCTACATTGTAATTACTGATATCGAAAGGCATCAAACCCCGCTTAGCCTCTTGTTCTATTAAAAGTTGCTTACCTAACCGCACATCCAACGATGCAGGATTTATCAACGTTGAGTCGAAAGGTGAGACAAGACCACCGAGACACATTCGGGCAATTTCGAAATCAGGAAGAATCATTATCAGAGCGTGGGCGAGTCTCGAGTTACTTTAGCGTTACAAAACTGCCACAGGTTCAAACCGCGTAAGGTTAATTCAATTTGAAATGATTTCTTGTTTATCTTTGACCGCCTTAACCAACCAAGGTTTTCAAGTTTCTTAAAATGCCTGGATACACTTGTGTCGAGCATACCCAAAGTGGCAGGATATTCACCGACTTGAGATTGTGAAACTGGAACAGGATGCTCTTCGCAAATAAGAAAGAATAAACGCATATCAGACGGTGTAAGTTTGTGCTCATCTATGATTCGCATTAACCGCGATAGTTTCATTAGTTTTGATTAAAGAAGTGAGCAGGAACACAGTGCCAGGTGTCACCTATAACAGTGTGAATGTAGATAAGTTTTCGGTAATCGTTAGTCTTACATTCTTGTTTTGCCTGGTTGTTTGCTACAACAGCCAAACTCCTTGTGGATAACATACCGATACCAAGACCTGCGATGACTGAAAGAAAAATTGATGATAGTTGTTGTTTGTGCATTTGTGTAACGAGGTGAACTACGTAAAATAAGGTGCGGATTTATAGTAACAACGACTACAAAGCCGGAGTTACCATGGAAGCTGCTTTACTGCTGCACCTGAATCGCAATAAAGCTCGCGCACATCGTGAAGAGGTGAAGAATCAGCTAGACCGCATGATGATGGAGGATACAATCATCAGAGAACAGATCCTCACTTATCGCGGAGTCCCTTACGTTAAGTTAGTCTGTCAGTTTGCGTGAGAGTTCACTAGCTTTCATGATGCGTTCTAGAGTCTTTAACCCTTGTATGGTTGAAGGCTGTAGTTCGTAAGCACGAATCAGTTTGAGTCTCAAATCATCTTTGAGATCTAAGAAAGAAACTGGACTGATACTATCGAGTATAAACAAGATAGCTTCTGTGTAGATTTCGTCAGTTGGTGTCATTTGTTTGATTGGTTGTACTGTTCGGAAAGTTGACCGTGGAGCTTATGAATCTGATCTTGAAGTTTGTCCGCTTTAACTTCTGCCGCATCAATCTCACAAATCATGTCGTACGCTTCTTTACCTTTAGCTGCTGCTAAAAGCTCAAGATGATGTACGACTTCTTGCATGTATTCCACATGGATTTGCATAGAAGTGCCTGTCCACTTTTGAACTGTGTTCACTTCTTCATCAGAACAATCACACTCCCACTTGTGCAACACGTTTGTTTCAATCAATCGCGCTGCACTGAAATACGATGATGCTCTGTGAAGCATGCTGTCCGCTTTGCCTCTGTTCTTTGTTTGCGATCGAAACTTGTTTCGTTCGTCGACAAGTTCATTCCACTGTTTATTAGTTGAAAGAAACTCTTCAAAAGATTTGGTTGTAGACATGATCAGATACGAAGTAAACGTGCAATGAAACGAGCGAGAGTGTGACGCAAGCGTGGTGACTTGTAGATGCCAGTCGTCACGAAGTTGTTCTCACTGATGCGCCAGGAGCGTAAGGTCATGTTGTTTTGATGAGATTGTGCCAACGTTGGCAATATAAAAGCAAAATGCAGATGGTGTCAAGTGATGATGTTTAAACGAAACCAACTGAATACCTGTTGACATCAGGTTGATCTTTGAAGTGTGCATTAACCACAGCGACAGCAACGTGGTCACACTCTGTGTCTCGCAGACCGAACTCCACGAAGTCATTCAAAACCATGTATACACGGCGTAGACCTGTATGCGGATCTTGTGATGCGTTGAGTGCTCGCTGACAGCTGGTGTTGATTAGCTCAACAACTTCATCTGGTGTGTCTAAATAACACTCCCAGTCTTCACGTGACATTGGAAGTTTGTACGTCTTTGGGTTTGATCGGGCCATGGTTTTAATTAGTTTGATC